ACCTGCGCGTATGTCGTTGAATGAGGGTTTGAAGTGCTAGATATATGCGCCTGTATGTTCGCGTTCACAGGCTCGAACGGCAATGTCGATATGGCTATGCCTTTCTTCGCGAACCCGTCCGCCGAGTCTTCGATAAGCAGGAGATCCGCCACTACTGGTACGGCCTTAATAGTGAATGTCGTATAGTTGTTGGCGTTCCGTAGCAGGTACTTGCTGGTGATCGCGTTCGGCTGTGGCAGCTCGGAGTTGTAAGGGTTGCTCATTATCCATACATCATCGTTGATAAGGAGCTTCTCAAGAGCATCATCCCATAGAGTAAGCTGAAACTTCTTTTTCTCCCTGGAAAGGTACTTCTCCATAATCGCTACCATTTCCGTGGTGCCGAGATCAAGCGTGCCTGTGGTCACTCCGTTCACGTCCGTAGAGAATGAAGAGCATTCCGCTACCTTTTCGCCCCTGCTGAATATGGTCATTATCAGACTGCCGACAAGCGAAGGAGCGAAGTTCAGGAGTTGGACGGTTACGGCGGTTTCGCGGAATGCCGGGATCGGCCAGTCGTTCATGTACAGCTTCTTGTCGCTGTTTATTCTTAAAATTATGTTACCCATTTGATTTCTCCTTATTTAATGTGCTTCTGAACTTCAGTTTCGGCTTACTGGTAATGCTGTATAAGGAACCAGTCGAGGATCTCTTGAACTTCGCCTTGCGTATCGCCCTGTCTATCTCCAGCATCTTTGCCTCTTCGTCGAGGTTTCTTTCGTCAGTCGGTTTGATAAATTCTCTCATCTGAGCATGAACCCCATTTGAAGTTTGTTCTTTTCAATCACGGTCACGAACTTCATGGCCTCTGCAATTTCCGCTTCCGTCTTGCTGTTGTAGGCTATATGCCCGACACAACGAAGAGAATCATAGGCTATTTCCCTCTGTATCCAGTTCGGAGACTGCGGCATCTTCAAAACATCAAGGAACATCACATCACAATCATATTGTGATAATAGATGGGTTTTATATCCTCCATCGTGCAAACACCCTGCAAATAGGCATCTCTGGTCGAATGGCGTAAGCCCTGTCAGCGTGTAAACTGGTCTAGGCACTGAAATTCCATCCCAAGGGAAATTAGGTCGTATCCCCATCCAAAACTTGTCGCAATCAAAAACTAATGCGTATTCAGGCCACAGGTCTGCCGGTTCATAGGGGCTGATTTCCGTTAAAGCCTCACTCCCGTTTAAAGGGTTCGGCCTACTCCCGCATCGTTTTATGAGTGTCGGTTCCATATTCTCACTTGATTAAATATTCCATAATCCCATAAGCGACCATCAGAATTCCAAGTCCTGAACAGAACGATATCCAGTATTCAGATGCTGGCCTCTGTCCCGCCGTGTCCCAATGCAAGCCTATCCTGTCGATATGGATAATCATTTCTCATCCTTCTGATATTCAATCCAAACCTTTGTCTGAGTAAATCGAACAAACCCATCTCCAATTTTTTTACCTTCGTTTTGTTCTATGTCCGGCACTCTGCTTTGATGGCAGTACGGACACGGATTCATCGTGATGCAACCCGCCAGAAATAGAATCAATAAAACTGAAATAGTAATTTTCATTTCTTCACCTTCCCGCAGCTCTGGCACTTGTCTACATATTCCGCGTTTATCGCATGGCAATATCGGCAAATCCAAATTTTCATTTTAACAACTTTCCTAATTTACCTTAAGGTAAATTCCCGACATGGCTTATTTTGCATTCGCCCCTTCACTCACCCCGCCTGTCGATGCCGTCAATGGTGCGTCGGCGGCCTCAATCACTTTTGCCATTCCTTCCAGTGCGTCCTTGGTGACATCCTTGATAACCGAAAACCACACCCTGAAGAATTTTCCGCACACAATTTTGAAGTGTGCAGTAGGATCATCTGGAGTACCTGGTGACAGCACTAAGCCGAAAGCCCAACCACGATCAATAATGAGTACATTTTTTTCCTTGGTACTCTGCATGACGCTTCCAATTATGTCAGCGTTTATCTTCTCGTAGGATATGACTTTTCCGTCCTTGTCAAATCCGTACTGCTCCGTAAGTGTTCCGCACCCGCTAAGAATTAGCACTAGGCACAGCGACACAAGGCACATTGTAGTTTTCATAAGCTATTTTCCCTATATATATTGTTGCCAAAAGTAAAATTATGAACATCAGGAAATCAACCGCCTCAAGTTTTTGAATCCATTTTTTATTACGGTAAATGCACATGTCATCCCTTATGGTTTTGTAATCGCTTCCAATGCTTTAGCCAGTGCCGAATAATCCTTGAACAGCCATACGAACAGTCCGCCTATTATGGGAGTAAAGAAAACCAGAACCCCGATAAACACTTTTCCTGTATTTTTAATTGTAGCTATTTCCAACTTGTTATTGTTCCTACCCTCAAAGAGTTTTTCGATTTTATCGTTTATAATTTTCTGCGCCTCTCGGATTTCATGGACTATTTCAAGCGTGGTATCCTGCTTGCCCTCAATACGGGTTATCCGCTCGCCCTGGGGGCACAAGCCGGAATCACATTTCAAATCAGCCGCGACTTTGCGGGACACCTTCTCAATCGTCTGCGTCTGGCTTAAATGCTCCATCCTCAACATTTCGCGGGTTGTACATAAATTACGTTCAAGCAAGGACAAGTCCTGTTCCCGCTTGTCGAGGTCGGACTGTCGTTTTTTTATGTCTGTCTCGCTCATATTACCCCTTTCAGGTTACGGAAAGTAGTTTAAAGTTAGACCAGGCGCAGGTGAATCCCCAGTGGAAATATCCCAACTACTTGTCGGCGGTGTAGATCCATCGTCCGTATGTGTATATAATGCCGCTCCAGTACCGGCGATAACCCAGCCCGTGTTGTAATAGTAGAGATCGTAAACACCAAAAGAGAACATGGGGCGCGTCTGGTACATCCCGGCATAGGTATACTCTCCGTTTACCGCCGTAGTGCCTGCATCTGCAACGGTAACAGTAGAAGCAGCGTGTTCGCTCGCCGTGTCCACCCAGTTTGCCGCCGCCGGATATACCGATGTTGCTATGATGCCAGTGTCGGTTGTGCGGATTGCCAGATAGTCGTTCCTGCCAGTTGAAACCGCCTTTCTGTCTGCCGCCGATGCTACTGGCAGAGTTTCGCCAGATGCGGGAATAATGGTCAGCGGATACGCGCCATATAATGCAATTGTCGGCGCGGTAAAAGCAGCTGTGTATTTTGCGTAATTATACATTGCAAAATCATCAACATATCCGGCAAACTGCATGGAGCCATCTGATTTGCCGTCTCCGATTCTAAGGGGTAGTCCGTACATGTTAAATGTACTGCTTGTTACATCTACCGTGGCCTCTTCCGCACCACCTATATACAATTTTAAATCGTTTCCGTAACGCACCAGCGCAACATGATACCATGTCTCAGTATTGAGTGTCATTGTTGATGCGGCGCGTTTCTGCGTTGCCGCAGAGTCATAGCATTCTATTTGAAATTTATTCCCGCCGCCGGTTTCACACGCGACGGATATTGTATTCGCCGTTTGATTGACCGCGTTTCCCATACTGAATACACATTTGTCTGCATTCCAACTTGCCTGATAAACCCAAAATTCAATCGTCCAATCCTGAGTGCCATTGATATAATCTGAGTCGATGTTTGAGGACGTGTGATCTCCAGCACTCAGTATCGCCAATGATTTGCCTCCATATTTGCTCTGAGTTGCCGATTGGACTGCTCCGCCAGCAACAGACACGTTCCGGTTATATCGGGACTTGTCTGTTATAACTTGTCCAGTTGCGTCAAAGTTTAAATAAATTAAAGCGGTAGGTGGAACTACAAGCCCGGTTTCATTGACAATCGACACTTGGAAGTTTGCCCCCAGATTCGCCAGCGTGTCAAATTGTATCGTCATACCCTCCAACCCTGCATTTGTGAGGAGTTTGCCGTTGTCCGCACTTGTGAGCGTGTACGTCGTTGTTGCGCCGGAGATGGAGGTGGGTTCGGGGACGGATGCATTCACGCCCGTGAGAGCAGACCCGTCGCCAGCAAATGAAGTTGCTGTAAGCCTACCAGTCGAAGGATTGTACGTCATCTTGCTGGAGGAAACCTTTATCCCGCTGTCCGTGGTGGTCGTCGAGAATGTCGGATAATAAGTGGCATTTGTCGTGGTGTCGTCTGTAACGGTGACGGAGGCTGCAGGGACAGCTGCGTCTCTATCGATACTATTTGCGCCTGCAAGCGTGACAGTTCCGGGATTACTATTCCCAGACAACACATTGTAATCAGATGCGCCGGATTCTGTTATGCCAAGACTTGTTGATCCATTGAAGCTGTTGCCTGTAATATTGGCGCGTATTACGCCTTGTCCAGCTTGCCCGTCTCCCATAGTTACATAATTATAGGCAGATGCTGGCCCTTTGATTATATTCCCTGAAAAATTAACGTCTGTCATGGCTTTAAGAACTACACCTACAGTTGTTCCCGTATGACCAGTAATATTGTTGCCGTGTATCGATATGTTTATATTATTGGCTGATGCAATTCCCGTTGAAACAAAGCCAATTCCAAAGTTACTTAAAAAATAAATATAGTTATCAGAAATTGTAATGCTGTTTGACGCATTTATAAATGACATACCATCGTAGCCACGAATATAATTTTCGGTTATTATGCTGTTTGTGAATCCACAATTTGAGTTGGCTGATTTAACTGCAAAATGAAGCAGGTAAAACAAGTTTTGCTGTATGGAAGCATAAGATACTACGCAAGCCGACGACAATGAAACGCCAACCATTAATCCAACAGGCGCAGCCGCAGCTTCAAAATAATTTTCCCGGATAAATGGATAGCTTGACGTACCTGCAATAGCGACACCTATTGAGCTGGCAAACCAACAACTGGAAACAGAAATTTTATCGCATCCGTTTATCGTTACCGCCGCGCTTGCTACTGTTTGCCCTGCCGTTGTTGCAAATTTAAGATATTGTATGGATACGCCGCTTGAAGTAATATTCAATCCCGTGTAATTGCCAACAATATTTATAATGCAAAGACTTCTATCTACTCCAACTATGCTTATAGACTTATCGACAGTCAGTGCGTCGCTGAACGTATAGGTTCCGGGATACACTATCAGCGTGTCGCCAGCCTTCATCGCCGCGATTGCCGTGGCAAATTCAGTCTGATCGGCTGTCCCGTCGCAGACGTAGTCGCCCACGTGGTCGGAGCCAGTAGTGGAAATGGAGACGAGGTTGGCTGTGTTTTTGGCCTGGCCAGTGGCGTAAATACCATCAAAATAAGTCTTCAACGTCGCCTTGGTGTTCGCCCAAGAGAGATGACTCCAGATATTAGACGAGCCACTGTTGGTTAATCCAATCATATCCGTGTCCACTGGCGTAGTTATCGCACCTGCGCCGTTTGTAAGAGTGCCAATACTGGCGGCAGTCTCGTTGCCGGTGTTAGATCCGCTGGTATTGCCGATGACAACCTTTTGAGCGTCCGTGCAGAATCGCTTGTCTGTTGAATCCGTAATGCCCGTTGTATCTGTGGTTGTGTCGACTTCCCTGTACTGGCCAGTAACAAGATCAACTTTTCCCGCACCTGTGACAAAAGTCAGCGTCAAGGCAAACAACAGCGATGCAAATATGATTTTTCTCATGATCATCTCCTTAATCGTTTATCGGGGTGTAGGTTGCTGTCAAACGGTTCGCCCATAAGTCAAAAGCCTTGAGAACACTGGTTACAGTTCCCGTAGTCGTAATCTTCTTAATAAAAACTTTATCTGGTTTACCGGAATACCGGAAGTAAACAACTGTCGCGCTGACCGCATCAATTTCGTAGAACTGTGTAGCCTGGGCTGCAAGCGCAGCTCCATATCCGCCAATAAACTTCCCCTGGGTGTCAGTATCATACACACTTTCCGCCTTTACGACCAGTGCTACCACGACAAACACTATAAATCCTGCCAGCATCCCCCATCCACCTTTCACATACTTTTTCATATTCCGTCTCCTTTTATTGTGTCAATATTTGATAAAATCTTTGAATGAATAAATTGCTCCGGTTCGCGTCCACGGTGTCCTCGTTGTCGATTTCAAGGCATTTTCCGGCTATCATGTATACCAGCGGATCCTTGAACATGGGATCTATCTCGATCTGCTGTTCTTCTGCGGATACTTCCCATGTCTCGTTGAGCGTCGCATTCTTCAGGCTGGTGATACGGCCTCCAAAACCGGAAGAGTTGTCAACTGTTACCGTTTTGTCGCCTACAGTGTCAGATTGGAGGATATGTGCAAGCTTCGGTGTTCCTGCGGTCCGGTGGGCTGAACTGGCGTACATGTCGATCTGCGAAGCCGATCCAGATTTAAAGTACAGGATGGGATACGTCTCCCTGTTCCAGCCGGTGATCTTATAGTAGTCGATCAATTGTGCTCCTGTATCCGTGTACTCGAAAAGTCCGCCGTACGAAAGTTCTTTGAACGACACGTATTCAAGATCGCTGTTCCTACAGGACGCAGGACGGATCCGGCGCAGCTCCTTAATGGAATCATTTCCAAAGGTTATAAGCTGGTCATCGGAAAATCGGTAGGGTGCTATCGGATCATTCGCCAGTCCTCGTGCCGCGTCACTTATATCTGTCCAGTAAAGCATATGTACCTCTTAAGCTGAAAATCCTGGGGTTGAATTCTTGTTCTTGCGTTTCATTTCGGCCAGTGCGCTTGTAACGCCTGAATTGTAGAAAAAATGGTTGTCCGCCTCTACTTTGGGGTTCGTGTACGGTTTACGCGGCGATCTGGCAAGAATCTCTTTTGCGCCGGCAATTATGATATCCCCCCAGTCGTTGCATATCCGTTCCGGTATTTCAAGGCATCCGAGCTGCGGGACAAGTACGACTTTGATACGCATTCCAGCTACCAGGGCGTAATCGGGAGCGTAATCAACGTTCAGGAAATAAATCTCATTATCTTCAATGATATCATACAGGTCTTCATCAGACGGTTCGATATCGTCAAAATCGTCCGTGGATTCGGTTTTGAGTTTTATCCATAGAATTCTCTGGATATCCGCATCATAGGTTATGGAAGGAACGTATGTCCGTTGAAGGGCTACGATGTCAAGATCTGCAAGTTCTTCCTGCCATAGCTCGGTCTTCTTCAGGAAGTTTCTTGCACAAGTTCTTAGGGCAAGTGCTATTTCCGGATCGGTCGCGCCAGGAACTTCGTCTATGACTTCCGGAATGAAATCAGCTATGTTTTTCGTTCTTACAGCCATAAACGATTCCTGTGTTAAAGATGTTTAAATCAAGTCTTTGGTTATTCCCTGGGACTTCAAAAACTCTTCCGTCTTCCTGTTCCCTGCGTTCCGGAAATTGTTGAATTCCTGTTCCGTGGCTTCGCCATGGTTCATGTACGGGTACTTGGTCACGTACGCGACAATCTTCCTGGGCTGTCCGGGCTTCTGTGTGAGTTCCGGGTAAGTGGCGCAGTCGATGATTCCAAGAAACCTCTGGGGAACGATGGTCTTTACGGTACGCTGCATGACAAGAATTTCTGAATTGCATGTCACCACGATATCGTCAGGCTGGTACTTGTCCGTCTTCGCACTGAACGTCACGAAAAAATACTTTTCCTTGTACGGGACTGGTCCGGTCGGTTCTTTCTTTTTGCTGATCAGGAAACCATTTCCTTCCGGTGCCGGCACGACTTCGTGCGTTCCCTTGAGATTCTTCTTCTCAAGAGCGAACTGGGCCGCCCTTTCGGTTTCGAATGGTTTTCCTTCTTTGTTGGTGATGATTTCCGGCTCTTGGCTCTTCTGTGACAGCTCTTGGCTCATAATCATTTCCTTTTCATTGTTTTTAAAAATCCCCCTGCCCTACGCCATTACAGCATAAGACAGGGGAGGGGGTTGGGTTTATTCGTAGCATCCTGCTTCGAAATAGCAGACCTGCCCACTGATGTTGACGGCTGCAGTCTCGTTGATCGAAAAACCGGCAGGTATGTTGTCAAGAGCAGGTGCGCCCTCAAAATCATATGTTCCAGCGGCTTTCTTCACAAGATAGACAGTTGACAGCGCAGACATAATGTCTCCACCGTCATACTGAGCTATTCCGGCGCCAGCAGCAAGCTTTGCAACCGAACGAAGGGCAATCTGTTTGACGCCTTCGGCGATTGCCGTTGTTCCGCTCATGCCCGTATTCCATTCAAGCGCGGGAACCGCTGAGGCTGAAATATTGAATACTTTTACGAAATCCGGTTTGAAGCCTATTCCGATATGGAGGGCTGCACCCGTTCCGACGAATGTTCCTGAAATCACTTTCATTGTCTTTCTCCTTAAAATTATGTCTTCCGGCGGGGAGTTTCTTGCCCCGCCTTCAGACGTTATTGGTTAGGCAGGGTTCGCGGTTACAGCGACTTCAAGCCTTGCTACGTTCTGCTCGTTCAGGATCACAACGCCGTTGTATGTCAGCCAGCCGACATATCCACGCTGCCCCAGAACGTCCGATTTATCCTTCTTCTCAGGATTCAGGACACTGATTTCAACCGATTCCCTGCCCTGGAGCGGAACGGATCCGAAAGCATCTTCCGCGAGGATGATGATCGGGTACACGTCCGCAAGCTGTGCGCCGCTAGGAACCGCGCCGTCATGGTACATGGTGCTGGAACTTCCACCAACAGCCTGCCATGGGGCCAGGAGCGCGGAAGCTATGAAACGGATGCTTCCAATCTTCCCGAACTCGCCGGGAAGTATCTTTGTGGAGTCCGCATATTTCTCCATAGCAAGAAAACCTGCGACCTTGCTGATGTCGTAAATACAGTCCGTATGGCATATGCCGAAATAGGCCGGTGCGACAGGTTCAGTCGCCACGTTTGCGGTGGCTGATATGATCTTACTGATCGGCTTGGCTTTGTTGCGGAGGAAAAGGCGTATGATCTTGTTGAAATCACCCGCTACTGCCGGTGATACGACAAATCCACGGCCAGCGACGCCATTTGCGAACGAAGCGTTGGTTCCGGCGCGGAGCTTGTAGTACCTGATAAGCTCCATGGTGTCGGCGATCTGTTCACCGCACAGCTCCATGTTCACCTGGAGGATGTTGTCCTCGTGGGTGTCCTTGATCACATCGGTTGTTTCAAGGATGTCGCCAAACTGCTCAAGATTGCAGATGACATCCGTGTAGGTGAGTTTCTGTCCGGAAGGTGTGACCCCTTCAGCGACAGGGGACGTTGCCGGCACAAGGGAATTATATCTCCTGTACTTGCGGCTGAGTCCTTTGTTTTTAGGCTGTGGGTCAACCTGGGCGAACCGCTCAAGAACCATAAGGTTCTGGGCGCGTTTCAACAGTTTCGCGACTGCGTATGTAGTCGTCCTCTGTGAAATGTCTCCTGATGTAGTCTTGCTCATAAAATCTCTCCTCGTTTGTGTTTGTGTTTGTCGTCAACGTCAACCACACTCGAAGCTCTTGAGATTCTATGATCTTCTACGGCTATCTCTCGTGGATCTATATTTTATTGCCTGGCAACTCTGCCAGACATAAATTTCAAAGTCAAAAAACGTTTGCAATGCTGGTTCTTGCAGAATATCCTCAACGTCCCTTCCAGCTCTTCACCAACTTCAAAAAGTATCTTGCCACAGTACGGACACCGCATGTCATGCAAAGAACTGGTGTCTATCACGCCTGTACTCAAGTCCTTGTTTTCAAAGACTTCACCGGACTTCGGATAAACTATTTTGTCGCTTCTTTCCATATTGCGTCAAGATCCTCTTCTTCTGAAGGTTTTGCAGGTATATTGGCTCCAGGCCTCAATGTCCCCTTGTGCAGACCTTTCTTTTCCTTGAGCATCTGCGCCTGTTTGTTCTCGTGGTTGTACATCTTCAGGATGTACAGGACATCATCCGTCTTCTTTGATTTCGCAAGCTCGGATATCGCTTTCGGCTGCTTCTCGGACCATGCACCGAATTCCTTTGAAGCAAGCACTTCCCTGGGCTTCTCCTTGCTTTCAGGGTTGGATTCGGCATACTGCTTGTTTAGGCTGATATCGAACTTCTCCTGCATGATACCTTCGCGCATTTCATTGAAGTCATGCCCTTTGGCAAGCTCGCCAGACTGAATAGCCTGGTCAAGCAGTGTATTGGAGATATGCGAAGACATGAGAATCATCGTATTGAATATGTCCGGATAACTTTCCCTCACTTCGGCAATGTTGACCTTGGATCCGTCAGGCATCGAAATATCCTTGATTGGGAACGAATCAACAAAACTACCGATATACTTGCCGGCATCGAACTGTCCGTTCTGCGGAGGGGGTGTTCCCTTGGGTTTGTCGTCCGGCTTGTCCTTGTCGGCTTCATTGTCCGGTTTATCGTCCGGTTTATCCGGGTTCTCTTCAGCTTCTGGCTTCTGAGAGTCTTCAGGCTTTACAGGCTTATTCTTGTCTTCAGGCTTGTCCTGTGGTTTTTCGGATTCCTGCGGTTTGCCGGAAGCTTCGTTCGCAAAAATATTGTCAAGCTCCTGGTCTTCGCTGGTTTCCTGCGTATCGGCTGGCGACGTAGACGGCTCTGTGACTGCGCCGGTGGCGGCGGGGGTGTCATCTGGCAATTCCATACTTACTCCTTGTCGTTTATTCTTTTACATTCTTCGTATATCTGGCTGAGAAACTTCAATCCACGAATTTCTCCAAGCCTTGATGCAATCTCTCTTTCCGTTATCTGGTCAACTGGCAGTTCAACAAGACTCTCAATCCTCTCATTCCTTCGCTTCTGCACCGCTTCGATCACCACGTCTCCGGAACTGCAATCCAACTGTTGAGCTGCTTTCCGCGAATCCCTTTCGTCAGGCAGATACTTTTTTATATCCATATTCCCTTGTCACACTTTACGTGATACACTTTCTTAAAGGCCAAAACTAGCGATAATAAAAAGATTTTTAATATTTTTACGCTACCGGCTGTGTATCTCCGGGATTGTTCGAAGGCTTAGACACTACATCTTGTGGTTTCTTGCCTTCCTGTATCTTGATCTGGTCTTGCTGATTCTGTATCTTCCCTATAGTCGCGGCTGCGTGTGATTTTGCCAGGGTAGTTTCGTTCAGCGCCCTGGTAACAGCCAACTGCGCCTCAGCTTCGTACTTCTTGATCTCGGCAAGTTTGGCCTGTTTTTCGAGCTGGTAGACTTCCTGTTTCTGCTGTTCGGCAAGCTGTATCGCCGCGGCTTCAGCCTGTCCAGCCGGAGACTGTGCATATGCTTCGCGTTCCTTCTGGGTGATTATGAATTCGTCAGGATCCACTTTTGTAGCCCTACAAGCCTGTTCAATAATGCTTGTACCCCTGATTTCCTTGTTCATCTGCGGGTTCTGAGTTATCGCGGAAACCATCTGGACCACGCCGAATATCTGGTTCAAAGCCTGTATGCGCTCGAACGAATTCTGGTATTCGATGTATCCAAGCGGTTTTACGGCAAAATTTCCTTTGACCTTGCAGTTCGGGTCCATCATGTTGTAGTGGTAATAATATTCCGCATCGGCCTTGATAAGCTTGTCGAAGTTGTGCAGGATCCCGCCAACGTACTTGCCTGAAGAATCAACGACCTTCGACATTTCATATGCGGTCTGCTGCCCGTTGGTCTGTATGCCCTGGGATATCTTCGGGATGTTCGAGTCTTCGTCAAACCAGCGTTCTACCACGGCTATAAGATCAAGGAGGCTTGCGCCAACGTCAGGTATCGTAACGCTTTGAATAGCTTCCCTTGCGTCCTTGCATTCTTCGGAAAGAGGGATATTCATTCCGGGAGTTACACTGCCGGAAAACTTGCCTTCAATCTTGCGTTCATGTGTCGCAAGTATCACGTTCCCCGAAAGAGCCTTGTTGTCGATAAACGATCTTGCAGCTCCATTCAAAACCAACTGCTTGTCGTTCGTATTGTCAGGAACTCCTAAACCGCCTATTCCCTCAATATCCTCCTGGAGAACACAGTTTTCAAAAGGACGTTCCGAAGGATCGTCGGTCCTGTAATACCGGACTATCTCGGATCCTGCTACGCATATCATGCACTCAATCTCTTTGCCGTCGTTGTCATAGGTATCATTCGCCGGCGAACTCTGTATTTTTTGTTCGTGGTCCATAACAAGCTTCTTTGGAGCCCGTCCCCAGAATTCGCGGTACGGTATCGTCTTCCTGCGCTTTGACACTTCTTTCATTGCCGGAGACGGGTTATCGTCGGTGGTGGTCGATGTTCCGGCGTATTCCTTGATGACCTTCTCTATTGCGGCTTCATCGAAATATTCCGTACCTATCTGGCTCCTGAGCCAGAACGGGGAAACATAATCGTAATGGATTATACCTGAATCGCCTTCAAGATCGCGGAGGATGTTATACGGGGAAATATACTCGATGTTCGGATAGTCGATGGATTCTACAATCAATTCAAACTGCTGCGCGGCCAAAGAGTCAGGAGGAATTTCAACGCCTTCAGGTACGGCTATTGGCTGGTAGGATTTCTTGGTTTTGGATGTTATCCCCTTTTTCTGCCAGGCTTCACCGATCACGCAGGCACAAAGTATGTTCTTCATCAGCACCCGTCCAGCCTCGGTTATCTGCGTCTGTCGGTCGATAAGCTTTTGCATACCTTTGGCGAAATCCTCTTCCTGCTGGTCTTCGGGAGTGCCTTCTGAAAATTCGTTGGCATCACCCATCAGGAACGGAAATTTCCCGTCACGGAGCAGGATATTCACGATAATCGAATAAAGAGCGATACATTTCTGTTTTGTCTTGCCGATGAATGCGTCCGAACGCCAGTCTTCGCCTTCGCCTTTCTTCCATACGCCATCGGAAATATTCTTAAAAGCGTTGAGGTTCTTGTTCCAGCGTAATTCAAGCGGTTTGCGGTTTTTCTTCCAGTCGTCGGAAGTATTCAACACGAAATTGGCAAGCGGATTAGTAGCTGATAGTGGTGTCATATTCCGGCATGGCTCCATCTGGTTTTAGGATTGTATACTTTACGTGATACAATGCGAACCATACCAAAACTAGGGGTGTTTTAAAATAATTTGATATTTTTATACCACCTGTTGTGGTTGCCCCCTGTGCGGCATCTCTTCAAAACCGAACAGGCACGTTCCCAGGGCAAGCACAGCCGGAGTCATGCGCTGCGTGTCTATTGCGAACGATGTTATCGCCTCATGCAACCTATCGCCTTTCCTGTGTTTCAACACCTTCTGGGCTATCTTCTCGAAGATTATCTGGGATACCTGCTCGTTGGAAAAAATATTGACTTCGATCAATGCCGGTTTCGGTTCGATCATATTTGACCGCAACACCTGGATACGGTACCGATGGTTCAGGTCAATACCCTGCTGGAACGAAAGGAAGTATGAGTTTGCAAAATACGTCGTCCATGCGGAATTGAAGAACGACGAAAGACCGGTATACTCGACAAACCCGTTCTTTCCAAGCACGTGATCCACGGAAATAAAACTCGTCTGCTCGAATATGGTAATAGTCTTATTTCTCAAATGGAGTCCAGCAACCAGCACGAAACCGTCTATGCTTCCCTGTGCCGGATCGTATGCAGGCCAGCATATCCCCCCTCGCATCTGGTATTCCCCGCTGTCGGCCTCATCTGCAAATTTCAGGCGCGAAAGTTTCCGGTCTTTTTCGAAGTATGCGCTAATTGGTTTTTGGATCATCAAGTGTCTCCTTGTTGAACTCATGGCATTCCTCAAACACTTTCTTGAATTCCAGTGCGATCTTGCGTATGTCATGTCGGTCTTCCGCGTACTTTCTGCCTTTTTCAGCAAGACGTTTCGGCAGATCCTGTGATTCAGCAAGCAAGATCAACAGACTGGCAATGCTGTCAACGGACCTGGAGCAGAACAACACGTTGTCAAAGTTTTGAAGCTCCTCACCGTGGAGTCCCGCGGCCTTGGTGGTTATTACAGGCACCCCGCAGGCAAGGGCTTCCATGACCGTATTCGAGCATCCTTCTCCAAGCGTAGGATGTACCAGGCAGTCGATTCGGTGGTAGAACGAATCGCGCATCTGGTCATGCGGCAACTGATTATCACCGTAATACGTCCCGACAAACTCAAATCCCAGCTTACGGCATGCTATCTCAACAAGGTCAATCCCCTTATAGCTCCGGTACATTGGAATCATCACGTTCCCGCAGAACCCTACACGGAACCCTTCCCAGTCCTTCGGAGTCCTGCGCGGACACCATTTGTCCAAGTCGAGCCCGTTCGGTATGAGATACGTCCGTTCGTTCACCAGCTTTCCAATATCGTACAGAAACTTGTTTGTGGCTATTATCGCGTAACACTTCTTCATCTGCTGGAGGTAGAACAGGACTGCATCGTTGTGGATGAACGTCTTGTTTCCGCCGAGCCTGCATAAGGTCTGCCTCTTGCGGTAGAGGTTGGCCAACAGCGTAACCTGCTGGCATAATATGACATCCGCAGATATATTAGTATCAGCTTTCATTATCGCCCTTTCGAATTGGAATTCATATTTCGCAAGCTCCTCGATAAGGGCGTTCTCGACCAGCCCCCACGACCATGTATGACCAAAAGCAACGCTCAATACTTTCATTGCTTATTCCTTTCTCTTTCAATCCTAAAAAAACAAAACACCGTATTCCGCCAACTCAAACATGGAGATACGGATTCAAACAAGGAACAAGAACAATGGCTTGAATATTTCGGGCAGTTCAGCCACCATTTATTTTTTGCTTTCATTTACTCATGCCTTCCTTTATTTTATCTAAATCCTGCCGGCAAAAATCGTAATTATCCGCGTAGTATTTGTTGAAAGGCAAGCCGCCGCATACTCCGGACAGATAGTAGACCTCCGTAGACATCATGCCGAACAAGCCCGTTCCAACTGTATTGGTTTTTATAAAAACCGTTGATATTTTCAAAGGATCGACCAATAATCTCCTGCATTCAACGAACTTGTCGCAACACCCATGTTTCAGCTGGCCGAAATCACACATGCATGCGTGTTCGCCGTCAACCGGATCGCTCGGATCGGGATTTCCGTATCTTTCTTCAATCAAACTCCCGCCGATCCCCATGACAAGAAACGCGAGGTGGTTTTCCATGCCGCACCCGTCCATGAATCCTTCAAACCGCACGTAGACAAAACAGATATCGTCCGTTTCGACAACCGCTCCCGATCTTTTTAATTTTGTTTTCATTTCCAGTACGCCATCCTTTCGTGTTTCTCGTATTCCCTCAGACACTGGCTCTTCTTGAACAGCCGTTTCAAATATTCCTGCTTGGATCCTTTCCGGATGTCCAGGACAAGCACGCCCTTCGGAGACAGACACCGCATTATCAGCGACAAGTACACGTCAACCGGATAATGGAACCCGCAGGAAATCAGGGAGACGATAAGATTGCATTCCGGAATGTCGTCAACCATTTCAGGCGTGTAGCAGGTGATCCGGTCCGGAGGAACTCCGTTGGATACCAGAAAATCCCTTGTCAACATCAGCTTATTGTAAAATCCTGTGTCCTTTGCGTGTTTGTATCCGTACTTCACGTAATCGCCGTCCTTGTCAAGAAGATGGAGGCTTGTGTCCATCACAGGAGGAATGCTTGCTCTTTTATATATTGCCCAGTCTATTCCGCCAACACCACAGCCTATGTCAAGCACGTTCAACGGATCGCTGTCCTCTATATCGCCGAGGGAAAGGGCAGTAGCGATATCATCGTAATCGCTGTCAATCTGTTCTTGAAATTTTTCAGCAAGAGCGTCGCCCGACAACCCCGCAAGATCCGTCCGCTGCAGTTTCAAGTACCGTTCCATTTCAGGAGTAAGCCTGATCATGTCTTCGCTCCCTGAAGGTTGTTCCCTTCGCTTACGATGTACCGGTTCCCGTCCTTCGCAATACCACAGGGGTACAGCGTCTTCAGCACCACCGTGTTCTTGCCTGTCATCTTCGAGTCCAGCCGGCATCCTGCCATATAGTAGATCGCCAGCTTCTCGAAGTCGGTCATCTTCTCAACATCCGGCATGCGCTTCTGTAGATCCGACGCGGTCGCCTCGATCTTCGTTATCGTGTCGTTGACGAACCGTTCAACCGGAGACACCTGTACCGGCGTTGCCGATTTGACCATCTTGAATTTCTTTTTTCTTTTCATCCGTGTCCCCTTTATATTTTTCCGGCTGGTATATATATCCAAAAGCTAACTTCCTTCTTAAAATCCCTGCCATATATTACATTTTTATTATATTTTTTAGGGACAATACATGATGACTGTTCCCTGCATAAGTTATCCGAAGTATGCCATCTGGGATAACCGCTCCCGTTGTCGCATTTATCGTATTGCGCAAAGTCGGCATAAACCTGATTCGGATTAAATTTCTTTTTCATCTGTCTCCTTTTTATTTTAATTTTTCAACCGCATCATGATATACGTCACTGTCTACGGCTATTTCATTTCCGGTATTCAGAATTAAAAAATAATATCTCTGATTTATCCAGCCATGTCCGCTTTCGAACTTTTCCTTATCGGCAAAATAACAACCTGAAACAAGATCTTTTTTTATCTTAAATTGCTTGCCAGATATAAAAATATCATTATTGTTTTTCATCCCCTACCTCCTTCATATAGTTTTCAAACCACCTGTTCCCGTCCAAATGTAAAACTGTCCTGCTGTCAGCCTTGAACGCCTTGAACATGTTCGGCGTAAGCACGTGCTTCACGTCCGCTTCCTGCTTATTGCTCACATTGTCGTACCCCATACCTTTCGTCACGTTCTCGATGACGTACTTGAACGCCCATTCTTCGACGGGGGTGATGTGGGAAATTTTCATGGCCATAATTCCCTGCACCTTTCTTCAATCATTGTTTGCAGTCTGGTTATTGCTTGCCGTTCAAGTTCCGCCTCTGTTGTCATCCCATCGCTTTCAATCTCTATGGCAATAACACATTCAGATAATTTTATCGCAACTAAAACTTTCATACTGCCCCCATGTCGGCAGGGATACCCCCGCCAGTAAAGTTCCCCTCTGATTTGCCGGACACCCCGCCCAATGGCCGGAAAGAACATATCTCCGCACTTTCGTCAAAAATATGATCCTCGGAATCCGTGTCCACGTCCTCCGGATTGTTCACGTCCGCCTGCAGCATCGGTATTGTCCGGATGAAGTCCGTACACGTGTCGAACACCTGAAGCATCGGCCTCCCGCCTTCCTTCGGCACCGCAAGCCGCTGGTGGAACTGCCGGATCTTCGCAACCCTGTTCGAGTCCGCCTTACGCACCATCAGCCCGTTCCTGGCGAATATCTCCGCCGTACTCGGTGTCTGTCCGCCCTGGCCGTACGCCGGTTTCTTGTTGAAACAGTCATGGCCGCACAGCCTCATGATGTTCCTGCCCGATATCCCAAGGTAGTCCTCCCGCTTCTTAATACGTCCGGCGATCTCGTCGTCTGCCAATCTCAAACCAACGTCCGGAACTCCGCTGCATCCGTACATCTCCGCGAACCGGACCGCCCGACCGTCGCCGTCGAAGAACCACCAGCCTACCGAGAACGGTTTCCCAAACCCCCAGTCAAACGTCATGTAAAGTGTTTCATCTTCCGGCACCGGATACGGTTTTATCACATGGTCCTGTACGTTGAACGCGAACATCTGCCCCATGAATATGTTCCAGTCGCCCGTCTTGTACGCCGTACGGTACGGTTCCGGCAACGCGTCCAGCCTGTCGATGTAACCGGGATCGTTCTGCATCAAAACAAAATTGTCCTGCAACGTCGCCGGTATGTACTGCCTCAGCATCCCACCCTCCCGTTTCGGCGCCTGCTTCAGTTCGTACGGCCTCGCAAAGTCAACCCACCGCCGTTTGCACCATACGTGCCCCACACCACCGGGATTCGTGCCACAATAAATCCCGGGTATCTTGTGCCGCCATATCTCCGGTACCGCCAGCGAACACCGCACACGGCCTCGCAGGTAGTCGTATGCGAATTCCGAGAACTGCGTGATCTCGTCAATCGCCAGCACGTTGATCTCCGCGCCCTGATAGCTGAACACGTCCTTGTCGTACTGGCAATGGCAGAAGTTCAGCATGCTCCCGTTTGTGAACATAAATCTCTTCTTGCTCTCGACGTACGTGCAAACATCCCTCGGAAATTCCATCTGCGCGTTCACAATATGGTTTCTCTCCAAGTCAGGGAACTCCCTCCGGAACAAGTACGCCTGAAGCTCAGGTACCGCACAGCACAGCCGGAACAATTCGCCACGAAGTGACTTCGACTTGCCTCCGCCTGCCGCTCCGCCATACAACAGTTCGTTCGCAGCCGACGAATGGAACATCACCTGTTTCGGCTGAGGAACGTATTTCAGTTCCGGCGATTCCTTCGCAACCTGTTTCCCAGGGAAGTCCATTACAGTTTCACCCCGCATTTAGGACAGTAGGCGAAAATCCTGTCCTTTATCCAGGTATCCTTGCAACTGAAATACACAATGTCATACCCATTGTCACAATTCATCTCAAGCCCAATCATATGGTCGCATACTGGCTTGTTAGGAGCAATATCAGGAGACATCGACTTACTCCAGTTCTTCGCACATTCATCTTTCAGCTTCGCGTCGTCCCGTTCAACTCTTTCAGGTTCATTCATATAAGCCTCCGAAAAATTTTACAGAATTTTTGAAAAATTTGGGAGACGGGGTACTTACGATACGACTACCGCGCTTCCTTTACTCCCGTCCCGAATTCCGACATCAATACTCGACCCCACCCCTCTTTTAATGGAAACAAGCCCACCCCCTTGCCTTCCTTTGCCTCCTGCGCCCTGCGTCCATGCCTGAATTGTGCCTGAAACAGTGGATTACGTACTCGGATCGCCATTTGCAGGATTGTCGGAGTCGGGTTTCCGGCTGACGTCGTATAATAAGGGTTATGTCGTCCCGAAATGAGGCTAACTCCGGCATAGGTTTTATTATTTCGATCCTCAGAAACCGGTTTAGCCTCAATTTCCAGAGGCTTAGGAGCTGAAAAGGGGAACTTTTGAAAACTTGTCATTTAGTAATTTCCTTCACAGTTTCCGCCTGTACGTCGATTGCAGGAGGCTTGTCGGGCATCGGCAAGTGCATTACGATCTCCATCCTCTGCGTGCCGGAAACCTCAGTTTTGTTCTCGGTCTTGTCGATGTAGCCGTATCGGTTCTTCAGGTAGAATGAGGCGAATTGAGGGTTTGTCTTCGTATGGTAGACGGCGATGTTCTGTTCGCAGATTACACGCGCGCGACTCAGCATTCGACGTGCATTTTTTATTGCCTTCTCCTCTATTTCGGTTGGTTTCACAGGCTCGAACTCCTCTATTGAATCCCGCAGGTAAGTCGTTGGCAGTTCGGTACATGCAGTAATAAACTGGTCTGGATGGACACAGGCTTGATTACTGATACAGAATGACAATAAAGCTTCCATGAGCTTTTCCTTATCGGCTGGGGACAGGTCGTGCTGTGCTTTTTTCTCCAAAGCTTCCCATGGGACGAGCAGGCGGGAACTATGAACGATATCTTCGGGAGTCTGGGTGAGAGCTTGACGGGCTTCTTCTCGGAGCTGCTTCTTGGCAATCATCCTTTTCAGGAATGCTTCACCGTCTGGAGTTTGTTTTGCCATCTTAGTTCTGACCTTCGGGTTTGGTTCTGACTTTGTACACTTTATGCGATACTTTGTGCCAAAACTACTGGAAAACGTAAAAAAGGCGGAAAATTGATTTGGTGTTAAAAACAGCCATTGAACTTAACATGAAGGTGATTTGACGGGTCTTTTGGCGAAATGACGGATTGCAGGAACAGCGTTTAAACGAAGAATTCAGTCACCGGACATATCCTGACACCCCCCTGGACTGTGATCGGTGATTTTTGAGGGCTGGACTGTGGAATAGGGGTATTTTTGAGATCCTCCACATGGTCAGGACGGTGAAACCGGAGAACGGTGTAGTTTTGAATTTTTGGGGCAACGGGAAACGAAGCAAGCCGTACCCTCCATGTTACATGGTCAGACCTCGGCGGTTGGAGCCTGCGACAATAACGCAGGAGCGTAGCGACTAAGTGCCGACGAGTCGGACCACCCGGAGGGCAGCACGTCTGTGCTGTGTAAGGATGGCGGGCTTTGACGCCTTCCGAACATGGTGGGTGCGAGCGTATGCGAGGAAGGGTTATATATATAATATATGTCGCTGACTCGGATTTTACAAAGCGTTCGTTATTAACAATTTACAGCTAATTTATGTTTTAAAATCCGAGTGTGATTTATAAACATATGATTATGAAGCACTTACAATCCGAACTTTATATAAAACCGGCAATCGGAACCCCGCGCCGGAGATGTCTGCATGAAATACGCTGTAAGTAGTTCTGACGTGCCCGACTTAGGACGTAAAAACAGGGATTAAAAACAGATGGGCCTTAAAATAAAGGATAAAATACGCTGTAAACGGGGATACGTAGTCCATTTATGACTTTTTAAAGGCATATATAGGCGTTATCGCGGAAATCGGGTAAACATGCTCTTGTTTTTGGCATATAATACATATCCGTTTCTGATACCTATTCCAACCTTCCTGATCCGTTTTGCTGCGACCGCAGGAGATACACCAAGCATCATGGCGAACTTCTCGTCCTCGGTGAGGGGTCTTCGACGGCCTTCGGCGCTGCCGACAGGCGCCCGACCATATCGGTCACCACCCTCCAGAAGTCGTCCTGGACCTACTGTTCGAAGCTTTTCTCGGTCTTCAGTTCTTCTTGCATGTCTTCTTTCCTTTCTTCTGTTCCTGTAGCATTACTGCCTGCCGGTAGCGTTTTCCAGGGCGATTGCCTGCCTGTATGATCTCCCTGCCGAACCCGTCTATCAGCTTCCTGTTGGCGAGATCCACCTTCTCCCTTGTTATAGGTATATGAACCTCGACTGGCCACTTAACCGGACTCCTGAACGCCTTCATCACCTCTCGTATATGCTCCTTGGTGAACAGGCTTTCGTTGGTGAACCCAACATCTATGTCCGGTGGCGCGTCCTTCGGATGAATGCACTTCCCCAGAGGTCCAAGGGATTTCCCGTTGACCCCTGTGAAGTACTTGCGGAACTTGCTTTTCATTTTTCCACCTTCATCAGCTTCTCCACGTCCTCAAGATTCACCCTGCGCTGGTTTCCAGGCGTTTTCCACGCCTGAAGATCGCCGTTTGCAATCCATCTCCTGATTGTCTGGGGATGCACGCCTATAATCTTCGCCACCTTGCCTACCGCAACCGCTTTTTTCTCCATGAGACTTTCTCCTGTGTTAGTGTGTTGAATGATATAATATGTATAAGTTTAATAATCAAAACTATTCATTTCGTATAAATAATAAAGATTTATTTTAGCTATTTTACCATTTATATCTCCTTGACACACCGCACACTTACAATGTAAATTACAAATATTTTATACAAATGACTTGCATTATCTACGGTGCTGATATATACTGTATGCAGGCAAGGGAAACAAACTAAAAAGGATATGAAGATGAAAAAGGAAATGAAACGGTATGAATGCGTATCAGGCTACATAATCGCAGAGGACGGATCCTATGGGATAGGCGATAATGTGGATGATATAATCGGAGATGTGCAATCAATACAGGATATCGGCGAGGATGATGCAGTATAAACGCCGCAAGGCGTAAGGGTTTAAACAGCAACAAGGAGGACAGTATGAACGCGACATTTGTAAAGGACATCAGAACGGAGAACACCGGAGGCGGAGTAATGAACGACTACATCGAACTGAAGAACGGGAAAGTGATCCTTATATATGAAGAAGGGATCATGCTCTTCGACAATCTCCATGATGCAAAAAATGAAATTGACAGGTCAAGAGGATTGATTGAATTTCCTGAAGTCTATCTTCCTGACCTTCTCCCTATGGAGAATTCAACATTCGTTGAAAGTATCAAGACAGAAAAGTATCACGGATTCAACTGTGATCTGGTGGAACTGGTTGACGGAAAGGTTTTGAGAATTGCAGATGATGTATGCGCCCTGTTCAAAAGCTATGCTTCAGCAGAAGAGGGAAAGAACGTAGTCGGCACGATATTGTTTGATAAGGTACTCAGGATGATTTGAGTCTTCACTCCCCCCGAGTGACAGACGGGCGGATATGAGGTTTCAAACAGCAACAAGGGAGGAAGGTATGACATACACATGGATAAATGGATGTGATAGACCCATAGTAAAATACTATGGAAGTAAACCGCATATCTCTAATCTGGGCGATAAATTATTTCATATCAAATTTAGATTTGAAACGGTTTGGATTATCACTGATGCCGAAGGAATAATTGAAGATTCTAATATAAAAATCACAACCGCATTTGTCAGACAACAGGATGGATCTTCAGTTCCTTGTATCGGTTTGGATGATTACTATTCATGCAGAGTTGACGATATTCCTGCTAATATCATATGGAGATCAATACTTTTTGAACGTATTAAACAAGAACAGGAGATAGCACAATGAATTTAAACGACATCAAAGTACGGGCTTGCAGTATCCAGTGTATCGGACATCCCGAATGGGGTACATGGGGAGTCATGGACGATTGCGGAGGATGGTACAACATCCATGGCAGATCCGGTGGACGGGTACTTGACAAGGCTGAGGCTGTTACACATTGGGAAATTGTAAAACCAACGGAGAGGAAATAGCAATGAAGTATCTATCGCATTACACAGAAGAGAGACAAACGGCATTATTTGCGGAAACTGGAGCGTTTTTTGCGTTTAGCGAAAAAAAACTTAACGAGCAGAAGAAAGACGGTGTAAAGTATGTGTCTCTGGGGTTTGGCATGATCTGTCCGAAATCAACAGCAGATAAATTGTTTGCTGGACTAGATCAGATAACGAAAGAAGCCATACAGCAGGACTTGGCTAAAAACGGCAAGCAGGGAGTAATTCGCAGGGAACTAGGCAATCACGAATATTGCATCACCCATGACATAACTGACACTGAACGGGCATTATCCGGCTACGGAATAACCCGCGAGGAAATAAAGGCGGAAATAAAAGGATACTTGAAGGAGTATTACGCATGGGAAGAAAAGCAGGAAGCGGAACGGATAAACAAGGAGAAAGCAATATGAAGAAGAAGTCAAAGAAAGATCTTACGGCTGTAAATCTGGCGAGAGCTTTTTCGAGCGTACTTAAAGAATGGATTTCCGACGACCAGATGAAGAAGGTGAACGAACTGAACCAGACACAGGAGTATATTGATTGTTGCGCCTCTCACAACTACTGTGATGCGAACGAGGCGATGGCGGAAGCTCTCGAAGCTCTTAATGTTGACCATCCAGACCTGAATAATGATGGCATGCGGAACCTCTGGAACGAAGCATGGACTATCGCCAAACAAAACCAGTTCTACGTACCGCTCTGGAAACGTGCGCCTGTACCGTCCACGGACGACAAGGCGAGCCATATCATCGGCGAACTGATCCTGATGGAGAAGTACAGGTTTGCCGACAAAGACCTGATCGCGGACGCTGTACGGGAGACGGTAAAACTCATAAACAAGGATGATAATGGAAAGTTATCGGGAAATTGACAGGAACGATAAACGGTTAGATCAGACGAGAAAAATAAAAGTTTGCCGTCCATGCTCTTGCGGTTGCGATGCCAGAGGCGGATTGAAAGGTGTCGGCTATCTTCTTGCCAACACCGGAAATGGCGAAGGTGCGACTATCTGGATTAAAGATGAAAAGGTTTTTAAGGTTATAGAAAGTTTAATAAATAGGAGCAAATAACAATGACCCCCAAAGAACTCAAGGAAATACGCCGTAAGCTGAAAATGACACAGGCCGAACTTGCAGCCGACCTGTGCGTTACCGTGACCACGGTGGCGAACTGGGAGCAGGGCAAGACGATCTCGAAGGCGATGGAGCAACTTATCAATATCAAATATAACAGGGAGGAACAAAAATGAAAACGGTAATAGTAAGCAGGCACGGAGAGGTAAAACTTAGAATCCCCGTAGAGGAGCGTAACGGGATATTAAGAGCTGGCCAAAACATACTCATAAACAACGATCTGATCCGTGATCCTCACACCAAGGAGAGCGTAGCCGCCGCAATCAAGGCGCACAAAATTACAGCAGAGATAGAGGCGATGGGGATGCGGATTGGTGATAATGGCAATGGCCTGATATGCACATGGGCAGATGAGCACGATAAGGCGGCGCGTGATGCCGCATTAGCCGCGCTCACAGATGCGCTGAGAGAGCGTATGGAGATATCCAAACTATTTGCCGCCGCCGAACGCCGCCTCAATGACACCGATGATTGCAACACAATGGATCATTACCGCATGATGGCGCAGGCAAGGGCAAAGCTTGAGGCGTGGCAATTACAATATCCGGCAGATGCAAAAAAAGAAAAAGCCGACGCGCTCAGGGCAAAAGCGGCAGACAAGCGCGATCTCGCCAGAGGCGCGCTCGCCTATGATGCTGATGGATGGCTCAACGAGGCCGCCCGCCAGAAACGGCATGATGATATTATGGCCGAGGCGGACGAACTGGAAAAACAGGCAGTTGAGTTGGAAAAATAATAAAAAAAGGAGGAACGGAAATGAAAAAGTATTGCACACAGAACAACGGTGATTGCCTGACATGCTCACTGGTCAACTACGGCAGGGATTGCAAGAATAATCCATTGACAGGCAAGTATCCCGACATGACGGCAGAAGAGATACTCAATACCGTAAGGGCGGATCTCCGCGAAGCTGATAATACGCTGTCCGCCGAAGGCCGCAAGGAAGCAAAAGAGTTTTTCGGCGAAGGTTTTGACGTGCAAGATTATATCATAAAACTTGCCGTCAGAATTACCGAAGCATCAAAGGCAATGAACGAAAGAAAATAAACCAATAAGGGAAAAACCACAGATAATAAATTAACACATGAGCCTCGGCCTAATCCGCCGAGGTTTTTGATTTATGTGCAGTCCCCATAGCTAAAAAAAAGTTTAAAATATTTTGCATATTTTTTTATATTATGGTTTGACAGTAGGGGAAACCCTATTATTTTATTAACCTAGCAAGGAGAGATATGAAAATCAAAAATGCCAGCGAAAGGAAGGTGCGCCATGAAGAAATAAACAATTCTAATTATGAAATACCAGGATTTTTAAGATCATTTTAAGTATGTTTTTATTGCTCTTGGAGGACGCTCCAAGGGCATCTTAAAACGGATTTAAAAGAATAAAGAGGAGAAAACAGAGATGAAGGAAGCAAAAGCAAAGGAAAAGAAAGTTTTGATACTTCTGCCCGTTGACCAGATAAAGGAAATCAAAAGGGAAAAGCCGAGATCGATTTACCTGTCCGAATGGTGGAGGATAATTGTTTCAGCCGGACTGAACGCTATAAGGAAGGGATCGAAGTAACAACAACAAATTCAAGAACCAAAAGGAGAACGGGAAATGATCGACAAGAAAGACATTAGAGGACTAAAAAGACTACGGGCGAACTCACACGACAAAGAACCTAAGTTTTCGTGCGGAAACTGCGGATGTAAAAGATACTCGCCCTGCAACTGCATAAAAGGAAAGGCTAAAAAATGACCTACCTCAAATGGACAATCCTGGTAGTGATCGTGCTCGCGTTCCTGTTTGTGTCCGTGCTTTACGGCACTTCAAAGGACGTTTGGGAGGCCGGAAACAGCGATTACATACCGGAGGGCAAATGAAGCACAATATCAAGTTGTCATGGTACGGAGGCGACAGCGTAGCCGGTTACATCGTCCAATTCGTGATCGACGGAACACGCTACGAATACGAAACAGCCGACAGATCCCGCCTTGACGACATATGCCGGATCGCCAGACGTACACCGGGCAAGGCGTTGTCCCTGGCTAAGAATTGCTGCAAGTATATGGGGAGGATCGGTGCATGAAATACATCGCTTACCAGAAGGGGGAGAAGATCGCCGAAGCCAATGACGTTATCACGCTCAAAGAACAGATATGCAAGTATCTCCAGATAATATCCGCTTCGAGAATCTACCTGTCGGATCTCATTGTTGCATACGGGCTGGACGTTCAGACGGAGGACAGCAAGAATGCCTAAGCTGTGCCGGATATGCAAGGATCCCGAAGCGGAGTTCTACAAACACCAAAGTATCTGCATAGACTGCATGAGCGCACAGAACGACGTCCGACGGGTCAAGGAAAAGGAAAAGATTAAACAGGCGAAGTTCACCACGGATAAAGCTTGCCAAAAATGGAATCAGGAACATCCATCGAAGTTTGAAGCACCGATTAAACATAAAATAGCAACGGAAGAGGGGTTATGAGCAGTATCAAAGTAAGAAGCCTGGAAGTCGAAAACTGTAAGAAAGTTCGTGCCGTGACATTGGTTCCCGGCGAAAACGGGCTGACGATCATTGGTGGGGACAATATGCAAGGCAAGACGACAGTCCTTGACGCAATTTGTTTTGCCCTGGGCGGCGAGAAGTTCAGGCCGTCCAACCTCAAGCGTGAAGGCTCCGTCGCAGATCCGTTCATCAAGCTGGAACTGACCAACGGGCTGATAGTCGAACGGAAGGGCAAGAACTCCGACCTGAAGGTAACAGACCCGTCCGGCAAGAAGGCCGGACAGTCGCTCCTTGACAGTTTTGTTGAGACGTTTGCCCTTGACCTGCCGAAGTTCCTGAACGCCTCTAATAAGGAGAAAGGGAACACGCTTCTGAAGATTATCGGAGTAGGCGACAAACTCACCAAACTGGATCAGGAAGAAACGAAGTTTTACAATCTCAGGGAAGCACAGGGGCGTATTGCCGACCAGAAGGAGAAGTATGCAAAGGAAATGCCGACGTTCGCGGATGTGCCGGACGAACTTGTTACTACTTCCGAACTGATGGAACGCCAGCAGGCGATCATGAACAAGAACGCCGAGAACGCACAGCTACGGAGTCAGGAAACTCTATTGAAGGAAAGAAACGATACGGCAATGGCGAAAGTTGAACGGCTGTCAAAGGAACTGGCCCAGGCGAAGACGGACTATGAAAAGCAGAGAAAAGAATACCTTCAAGCCAAGACCGCTGCCGAGAACCTCGTTGACGAACCGACCGACCAGCTTGAAGCTGAAATGAAGAAGACCGAGGCGATCAACGACAAGGTACGGGCGAACCTGAACAAGGCGAAGGCCGTGGAGGATGCCGAAGCTCTCAGGAAGGACTACAACGCGCTTACGGCCAGCATTGAGTCAGTCAGGACACAACGGCTGGAACTCCTGAACGGTGCGAAGATGCCACTCCCTGAAATGTCCATCGAGGCCGGAGAATTAACGTACAAGGGGAAGAAATGGGATTGCGTCTCCGAAGCCGAACAGCTCCAGGTCGCCACGGCGATAGTCAGGGAACTCAAGCCACAGTGCGGGTTCGTGCTGCTTGACGGCCTCGAAGCTATGGATATGAAGACGTTGAAGACGTTCGGCGCATGGCTTGAGAAGCAGGATCTACAGGCGATAGCGACGAGGGTTAGTACTGGTTCAGAATGTTCCATCATCATTGAGGATGGACGGGTTCAGGATGCGGAGGAGAAGCCGGAGAAGAAGAAAGAAGAGAAAAAACCGGCGTTCACGGTAGGCGACTTTTAAACAAACACCCCAAACATAAAGGAATAGACGAAATGGAAATCACGACAGGAAAACAGAAACACCCAGTCAAGGCCGTACTCTACGGTCCGGAAGGTATCGGCAAGAGTACCGCGGCAAGCCTATGGCCGAAGCCGGTATTCATCGACGTGGAGAAAGGCACCGGCCAGCTTGAGATCGCAAGAACCCCTGCGCCTACGTCATGGGCTATGCTCCAGCAGATCATTGCGGAACTGCCGAAGCATGACTTCAAGACGCTTGTTCTTGATACTGCCGACTGGCTGGACAAACTTGCACAGGCTCATATCTGCGCGAAGGCGAACAAGACCGGCATTGAAGACTTCGGGTACGGCAAAGGATACACGTTTCTTGCGGAAGAATGGAAACGGTTTCTTGACACCCTGAACGACCTTCAAGAGAAGACCGGAATGAACATCCTTTTCCTTGCTCATGCACAGATGCGGAAATTCGAGCAACCGGACGAGATGGGAGCGTACGACCGCTTTGAACTGAAGATGGAAAAGAAATCTTCCAGCCTCCTGAAGGAATGGGCGGACATGCTCCTGTTCTGCAATTACCGCACAATCGTTGTCGAGAACGACGGCAAGAAGAAAGCCCAGGGCGGTGAACGGGTGATCTACACCGTACACCATAACAACTGGGACGCGAAATCAAGGTTCGATCTGCCGGAGGTAATGCTTATGAAAAAGGAACTGCCCAAGGAGCTTGCCGCAATCCTTAACGAAGCGACGGTCGCTTACACGCCCAAAACTGTATCACAACCTGTTACACAGAAAGCACCACCGGCACCGAAGAAGGAGGAACCTAAGAAAGAGCCTGTCAAGGAGCCTGAGACTAAGAAGGACGATATCCCGATGGAGTCAAAGGAGATGGCCCCCCACTTGAAGAAGCTCAAGGATCTCATGGAAGCCGATAAGGTGACGGTCAAGGAGATACAGACAGCAGTATCGAAACGCGGAGTCTACACGATAGACACCCCAATATCGGTCTACGATCCGAAGTATGTAGAAGGATGCCTGATAGCCGCGTGGGAGAAAGTCAAAGCAGCCGTGATCGCAAACAGGGCGCAAGCCTAATAACATAAAATAAGGAATTACTGAAATGGCAGAAAAAGAACTTGGTTGGAACGACACTATTGAGAACGACGGATCAGACTTCCAGCTTATACCGGCTGGTGAATACGGGTTCAAGGTGACGCAGTTTGAACGGCAGAGGCATAACGGGAGCGCAAAACTTCCAGCCTGTCCGAAGGCTGTTCTACACCTTGAGATATTCGACGACGACGGACGGACGCTTGCCAGCGACATGACAAGCAACCTGTTTCTGCACACGAAATGCGAAGGATTCCTCACGGCGTTTTTCAGGGCTATCGGTGCACGGAAGCACGGCGAGAAGATGACAATGGACTGGACGAAGGTTCCAGGTGCGACCGGCAGATGCAAGATCAAAGAAAAGGAGTTCGCCTCCAACAAGGAACCCGGCAAGATGTTGAAAGGAAACGAAATCGACAAGTTCCTTGATCCTCCATCACCAAAGACCGACGAGAAGCCAGCCCAGACAGGAACAGCGTTCAATCCGGGAGACTTCTAATTGTTCGTTGACCTCTATGAATGGGTACAGGGAGTGACGGTAAAAGATATAGGACCGGCTCCCTTGGTACTCTCCCGCGCAGTTACAGTCACCGACGTAGCGAAGTGGCTGGAATGCGTCAAAAAAGATGCGCTGGACGGGAACGAATCACCGAGGGCGACATGGGGAGCGTTACAGAAAGATTTACGAAAGATCCACCAATTATGCACAGATTCGCACTCAGAAAATATCAACAGGAAGCCAAGACAGCGGTCAAGACGGAATGGGCAAGCGGACGCAAGAAAACCTTAGTCGTACAATGTACGGGTACCGGCAAGACAATTTTATTCGCCTCAATATCAAGTGATCTCGTCCAGATGGGCGAACGTGTCCTGATACTTGCACACCGTTCAGAGCTGCTTGACCAGGCAACCGACAAGATTTTAAAGTCAACCGGATTAGTATGCGCGAAGGAGAAAGGTGAAGACACAGCCGTTGATTCATGGTTCAGGATAACGGTTGGCAGCGTACAGACCCTTATGAGGGACAACCGCAGGGAAGTTTATCCGGCTGATTTCTTCGACACGATCATAATAGACGAAGCGCATCATTGCCTATCAGATTCGTACAGGAAGATACTTGCATACTTTAAGGATGCAAAGGTTTTGGGAGTTACTGCAACCCCTGACCGTGGCGACATGCGGAACCTTGGAGAAATCTTTGAATCGCTGGCGTACGAATACCCCCTGCCCAGGGCAATCAAGGAAGGATACCTATGCAAATTGAAGGCGTTGACAATACCACTGTCAATAGACCTGTCTGGCGTAAGCCAGCAGGCCGGAGACTTCAAACTTTCGGAAGTAGACGACGCACTTATGCCGTACCTCGAAGCTATTGCCACGGAAATGGAGGCTCATTGCAAGGACCGGAAGACGCTTGTATTCCTTCCTTTAATAGCGACTTCCAAGAAAATGGCTGAAGTTCTGGCGAAACACGGATTCGACGTAAGAGAAGTGAACTGCGAAAGTGAAGATAGGGAACAGATCCGCCAATGGTTCGTGAATTCCGGCAAAGGGTCCGTAGTCTGTAATTCTATGCTCTGGACAGAAGGGTTTGACGAACCTTCCATAGACTGCGTAGTAATTCTCAGGCCTACCAAGATTAGAAGTCTTTACGTCCAATGTGTAGGCCGTGGCACCCGCATCCATCCCGGCAAGGACAACCTCTTGATACTGGATTTTCTATGGATGACCAACAAACACAGCCTTTGCCATCCGGCACACCTGATATGCGACAACGCCGAACTTGCCGACAAGGTTACGGAGATACTGGCGAGGGAGGCGAACGCTTCAGGACAGGATCTCGAACTGGCTTGCGAAGCCGGAAGTGCGGAAGTGATCGAGGAACGTGAACGGACACTTGCGGAAAAACTTGCCGAACAGAAGCACCGGAAACGCGCCCTTGTCGATCCTTTGCAGTTCGAAATGAGCATTCAGGCCGAAGATCTTGCCGACTACCAGCCAGTGTTCGCACACGAAATGGCTCCGCCTTCAGACAAACAGAAAGCCGTACTTGAGAAGGCGGGGATATTCCCGGAAGAAATACAGAACGCTGGATTGGCGGGAAAATTAATCGAACGGATACAGAATCGCCGGGACAACGGGTTGACGACACCGAAGCAGATCCGGTTCCTGGAACGGGTAGGCTTCAAGCACGTAGGCGGTTGGGAGTTCAGCGAGGCGAAAGGGTTGATCGACCGGATAGCTGCGAACAACTGGAAGGTTCCGAACGTCATAGATCCGGCGAAGTACGAGCCGATAAAGAGAAAGGTTGCCAATGAATCACCTTGATCTCTTCTCTGGAATCGGCGGTTTTGCTTTGGCTGCTCGATGGGCGAATGTCAACACCATAGCGTTCTGCGAAATCAATCCGTTCTGTCAGGAAGTTTTAAAAAAGAATTTTGGAAAGGACGCGGTGATTTATAGGGATATACGAGAATTAACACTTGACAGTTATGTCAATCTATGCTATAATAAAGAAAATAACATGGAGGATGATATGGCAGCTCATAGAAAGAATTTTGACGAAGCGTTGCAACTTTATAACAAGGGATTGTCCATTGAAACGGTTGCAGAATTTTATAATATGTCTAGGCAGTCAATGTGGCAAATTCTCAAAAGGCGAGGATGTACGTTTAGGGATAATAAAAAGTACGGGAAAGAAAATCATTTTTATCGCGGAACTTCTGCAAGTGATAAATCTCAAAATCTACTTGAAGAGGCCATCGAGAAGGAAATAATAATCCGCAAAGTGAAATGCGAAAAATGTGCAGATACTCCTGTTTTTAAAGATGGAAGAACAGGAATACAGGCTCACCATTGCGACTACAATAAACCATTGGAGGTAATTTGGCTATGTCAAAAATGTCATCACGAATGGCACAAAAGCAACAAAGCGATTGCACGATTGGAGGTGATGCCAAAGGAAGTTCCCCAGATCGATATTTTGACGGGGGGCTTCCCATGAATCATGCCAGCCGTTCTCCTGTGCCGGAAAGCGAAGAGGAAAGGACGATGACCGTTTCCTCTGGCCTGAAATGCTTAGAGTTATATCGGAATTCAAGCCCCGTTGGATCATTGGCGAAAATGTTGGTGGCCTCGTCAATATGGCACAGCCGGACGGTAAACCTGACTTGGAAAGTGAAACCGATACTGATGCGGAAACAGGTGACGAATTATCAGCAGATGGAATTCTTTTCGGAATCATCGACAGTCTCGAAAACCTTGGATATTCCGTCCAATCATTTGTTATTCCAGCTTGTGCCGTCGAAGCGCCGCACAGACGGGATAGAATCTGGATTGTTGCGAACTCCGGATGCCAACATGGAACGGGGGCCACGGACGGAAGAGAACTTAAAAGACAGATACCTAGTCAGGAAGATGCCGTTATGCCTGAACGATCAGCTTGCAATGATGGACAAGGGGATGATACCGACACCGAACGCCAGAGATTACAAGTCGGGAAAAAGACACACGAAGCACGACTATCAGGTGTTGAGCGAGTCAATAGCCATGCTTCCGACACCATCGGCAAGCCTGCTGACGTTCGAGGACATGGGACAAGCGAAATATTCTGGGAACGGGGGAAAACGCCCCGAATACAAGGACGCAAAGTTAATTCCGACCCCGAAAAGCCGGGATTGGAAAGGGGAATCGCAGAGGGGAACGGATGCACCGGGGGATGCGCTCCAGAATACACTTGGGACACGCCCTGGCTTGAAGTTGCAACCGAACTTTGTCGCGTGGATGATGGGCTACCCGTTGAACTGGGCAAATTTAAACTGTCCAAAAGTAAGCACAGGGAAGAGCAATTGAAGGGTTATGGCAACGCCATAGTGCCTATAATCCCATACATCATAATGAAGGCAATACAGGAGATTGAACAATGACCGGCAAATGGAAGACGATGACATCAAGCAAGAGCGTGGAATGGACTACGCCGAAAGACATATTCACCAAGCTGAACACGGAATTCGGGTTCACCCTTGACCCATGTTGCACCAAGGAATCAGCCTTGTGCCATAAGTTCTACACCAAGGAGACGGACGGGCTGAAACATACATGGGCGAATGAAAGAGTTTTCATGAACCCTCCATACAGCCGTAAGATTATAGAATGGATTATGAAAGCGTATTACGAATCTAAGAAAGGCGCACTTGTCGTATGTCTCATTCCAGCAAGGACGGATACAAGGTACTGGCACGAGTACTGCATGAAAGGTGAAATACGCTTTCTTCGTGGCCGGTTGAAGTTCGGTGGATGCAAGAACCCCGCACCGTTCGCAAGCGCGGTAGTAATATTCAGGGGGATCAAATGATGAAACAGGAATATACGCAGTATAGTTTTTTTATAAATAATAACATAAAAACAAGAAGAGAATTGGGACATATTGTGACATGGGAAATGATAGTTGAAAAAGCAAAAATAAATATAAAAAACAATCCCGTCGGAAATGAAAAATTTAATCAGATTAACTCAATCATAATAGCTGAAAATGTTTTTAAAAAAGCCAAGTGTTCACAATACTTTATAAACGATTTAAAATTATTCAAATTTATTACGAATTCAGTAAAAAGTTATCAAACGTCATTGGTTGATATCTTGCCGACAGGTGGAATTTTAAATTTTCCAGTTGAATGGAATCTCCCTTCATTTATTTTTGTAAAAGGACTTTCAGCAGATAAAAGAACAAATTTAATTTTTGTGAATCTCAGCAATAAAAATACTCTATTAAGTAGTGCTTCTTTTATAGTAGATGATTCAAGTGATTTGATTAATGATCCTGTTTTTATGGATAAACTAGCCAAAGGCGAGACAATCCATTTAGCGTGTAAATTTATATTTGGATTATCTTTATATTTAAAATGTTTCCCCTGTGCAGTGCGTGACGGTCTTCCTGACAATTGCTTGCATCCAAATCATTACAAGTTTTCTGAAATTAACACAGTATCCATTGCGCCTGAAATACTTGATTCATCCGATAGGACAGTTACACCTCATATTCGTAGTGGACACTTCAAACTTCTTGGAAGCGATTTCTACAAGAAGATGAAAGGGCAAGTGATATTTATTTCAGAATGTTTTGTAAAAGGCACGGCTAAAACCGTAGAAGATATTAACGAAAGAAAACTGATAAATGAATAATGATAAGCAAACCGCTTTAGAAGCCCTCCGCCAGATCAATCCGTCCGTACTTGATTATCAGGACTGGCTAAGCGTCGGAATGGCCCTCCAGCATTGCGGATGCTCCGTAGTTGACTGGGATCAATGGAGTATGCAGGATGCCAAACGGTACAAGAAGAATGTCTGCGCTACCAAGTGGTCAGGATTCCGCATGTCCGGCATGAAGGCCGTGACCGTCGCCTCGTTAGTCAAATTGTGCAAGGACCAGGGCGGACACGTCGCCGGTTCGCACGAGCCGAAGGAAATGAAGGAACTTGAATGGGATGCGACGATAGGCGGAGGCCGTGAACAGCACGAGGAAGGCCAGATCGTCCGTACCGAATGGCTTCAGGACGTTGATATCGAGGAACCGAAGCACTGGAACCCGAAGACGGATCTCATTAATTATCTCAATGTCATGTTCGACAGTGAGGATCATGTCGGGTACGTCACCGAGTCATGGCAGAACGAGGACGGGAAGCACCTGCCGAAGAAAGGCGTATGGGACCGGACCGCAGGGCAGCTTATAGGCGAACTGTCCAAGTGCAAGGAACTTGGCGAGGTCATAGGCGACTGGAACAAGGAATGCGGTGCATGGATCCGGTTCAACGCTTTGGACGGTAAGGGGTGCAGGGACGAGAATGTAACATCTTTCAAGTTCGCGCTTGTCGAATCGGACAGTCTTCCGGTTGGCAAACAATACGCCATATACAAGGAGTTGGAACTGCCTATTGCGGCTTTAGTCCACTCTGGAGGGAAATCGCTGCATGCGTTGTGCCGGGTGGACGCAAAGGACATGCAGGAGTTCCGTTCCAGGGTGGACTATCTTTATTCGGTATGCAAGAAGAACGGGCTTGAGATCGACCGGCAGAACCGGAACCCGTCCAGGCTGTCCCGCATGCCGGGAATCACGCGGAAAGATAAGAAACAGTGGCTTGTGGCGACCAACATCGGCAAGTTGTCATACGACGAATGGAAAGAGTACATAGAGGAAATGAACGACGATCTGCCGGATGTGGACAACCTGGCGGACTGGTACGAACGGATGCCGGAACTGTCGGAATGTCTTATTGAGGATATTCTACGTATCGGGCATAAGCTCCTGATCACCGGACCATCAAAGGCTGGCAAGTCTTTTCTTCTTATCATGCTTGCCATATGTCTTGCAGTCGGCAAGGACTGGCTTGGCTGGAAGTGCAAACAGGGCAGAGTCCTCTACATCAACCTTGAACTTGACCGCGCTTCATGCCTCCATAGGTTCAAGGTGGTATTCGATCTCATGGGGTTCGACAAGAAGCACCTTGCCAATATCGACATATGGAACCTTCGTGGAAAGTCACAGGCTCTTGACAAGCTGTGTCCGAAGTTGATCCGACGTGCTATGAAGACCAAGCCGATAGCGATTATCATTGATCCTATTTACAAGGTGATAACCGGAGACGAGAACAAAGCTGATGAAATGTCCAACTTCTGTAACCAGTTCGACAAGATTGCCCGAGATGTGGGCGCGTCGGTGATATACTGCCACCACCACAGCAAGGGCGAACAGGGACAGAAGAAGGCGCAGGATCGCGGTTCAGGCTCAGGGGTGTTCGCACGTGACCCAGACGCAGCTCTGGACATCATCGAACTGGAACTTGACCAGGCACGGAAGAAGGCCATTACCGACAAGTTTGTACGCGAAAAGCTTGTCGAGTATCTGGATAAGAATTTTCCGAGCTGGAAATTCGATATGTCGCAGGATGACACTCTGCTGCCGGATCTTATTGTCAAACATATGGACAACGACGACGTACGGAAAGCGTCCACGGAATATAGGGAATGGGCTTCGCTGATCACCGGCTGGCGAATCGAAGGAATACTAAGGGAGTTCAAACCCCTCCAGAAGAAGAACATATTCTTCAGCTATCCCGTCCACCTGCCGGACACCGACGACTTATTGAAGGATGCACGTAGCCTTGGGGAGATCCGGACGCAGACGGAAGCCATAGAGGACAAGAAGCGTGAAACGGTACAGGACACTAAGGAAACTATCAAGATGCTTATGTCATACGACGAAGATAAGCCTATAACGGTAAAAGATTTCTGTGAATATACCGGAATAGGGGACGACGCGGCCAGGAACAGATTGAAGGCGGCGAAGGTATGTTTTAAGAATGGTGTAATAACATTGAAAGCAAAAAAGAAGGAGAAAGATGAAAACGATTAGATCACATACGTTCTTTCACGAGTGCCACCTACCAACTTCCACGGCACAGCAGCGGAAGCACCACGGTAAACGAGGATACGCCACGCCCCAGATGAAGTACGGCAAGGCGTTATACCAGGCGATCTTCGGCCAGCACAAGTGCGAACCGTTCTCCGGCTGGCTCAAGGTTGAAGTGAACCTGATGTTCCCGCATACGAAAAAATCCGACAAGCTTGCCATGGAAAGGGTTCCTATGACGCTGAAGCCCGACTTCGATAACGCGGTAAAAGTTCCCGTAGATGCAATGGTAGATGAAGGATTGATCGATAACGACGCCCACATATACGACGGACGGTGCGTCAAATGGCATTCGGACATTGAAGGGATCAGTGTAACAATAGAGGAGCATGGATTATGAAACAGAAAGTTTTAAAACAGTACTGTGCCGATAAATGCAGGGAGAAAGGCGAATGCAAGGAAGCACCCAGGTGCGATCCATACCAGCAGATATCGAAGTTACTGGATGAACTGATAGCTGAAACGAAGAAAGAACATAAAATATGACCACCTCGGAATGGGAACGCATGGACGAAGGATGGCATCAGATACGGTCTGAGGAGGAATTATGCGAGAATAGGGGTGTGGAAGCCAAATTCGAGGATATCAAATGGGGCGCGGAAGCTAAATTTAAAGGGATTGAAACAATAAAGGAGGATGGAAAGTGATTAACAACAGAGATTCTGTTGAACTGGGTATTAGAGGTGCGTTGATAGCTAAATCCGCGCTTGAACTTGTGAATTGTTGCGATAGCGCGGTAATAGCCAGAGCGCATTTTATCGAGGTTGTGAAGCAGTTGAAGGAGCTTGATAATCTAATAGCAAGATTAGAAAAGGAGTCCTCCAAATGACAACGAAGCAGGAAATTCTCGACCTATTCTGCAAGGCGCAGAAATGCCCCCTGCCTATTGGCTGCGTCGGATGTCCTGACAGGGAGGAAGCGTGTACGGATGCGGAAAGTGAGGAAATGTGCAATGAAACGTTGAACCAAGCGAAATTTGAAGGGATTGAAACAATAAAGGAGGAAGTATGAAAATTACAATGAAATGGCTTGAGGAGAACAATGCTTGTATGGAGAGCCGCGAAATGTGGCAGACCGAGAAGATGAAAAGTATTGACAGTATCAGGCTCGTAAAGAAGTTGATGGTTGAGGACAGGTTTCAATGGGCAAATTGGCTAATAGTGCGACTAATGACCCATGAGCAGAAAATACAGTACACTATCTTTGCGGCTGAACAAGTGATTGAGATTTACGAAAAAAAATATCCGAGCGACAATAGACCACGCAAGGCAATCGAAGCGGCTAGAAAATATATAGCCGAACCAAGCGAAGAAAATAAGATTGCCGCCTATGCCGCCGCCAATGCCGCCGCCTATGCCGCCAATGCCGCCGCCAATGCCGCCTATACCGACGCCAATGCCGCCGCCTATGCCGCCACCAATGCCGCCAACAATGCCGCCAATCCCGCCACCAATGCCCCCACCGCCGCCGCCGCTGCCGCCACCAACGC